TAAATCACCTAATCTTGTTACTGGTAGTGTCATAGTTATACCTTAATAATAGTATTATTTATTAAGTTATAATCTGTGATTTTGGTGGTTGAACAATTTTTGATGTACTTTTTGTATATGATTCTTCAGCCTGTTTATTTGCTTTTGTTAGTGTGATTATACTACTTTTGTTAAATGTAAAAGTACTATCTTGATCTGCCATAATCATATAAAATGTCATACCTATACCTTGTGGTGTTTGTGCTAATGCAAGAGGTTTTGATACTACTAAGTTTATATCATTTTCTTCAATTACTTTTGCAATCACTTCATCACTGCTTACAGTACGAAATACCACTATATCATCTTTGTTAAATTTTTCTTGTAACATTTTTTCCTTTTTGTTTTTTGTGTTTATTTTTTGATTTTTCTTTTTTTGTGTTCACTAATAATTTTTTAATTTTAGCAAACGACTCTTCGTCCATGTTGGCAAAGATACCTTTTTTCATAAATCAAAGTTTAAATCCTTTAAATGTATCTTTTTCAACATCTTGTTTTACACCACCTACAATATAACTCTCTACTTCAGTTTCCTGAGGAGCCACTTGTAATCCAGCCGAGCTTAACCAATGCTGTGTCCATGGCAATGGATTCTGTGTAATTGGTTGATCAAATATTGGATCTAACCCAATTGCTTTTAATCTTTTATTAGCAATAAATTCAACGTATCTTCCTAACAACAATTCATTTAATCCAATTATTGTACCGTCTTTCATTAAATGTCTTGCCCATGCTTTTTCTTCTTCTACACACGTTTTAAACATTTTGTACACACTATCTTTTTCTTCATTAACAATTTTTAACATGTCTTTGTCATCACCTTGTTGCCAATTTTTAATAATGTGTGTTGACAATGCAAGATGTTGCGATTCATCTCTAGCAATAAGCGAAATAATCTTAGCACTGCCTTCCATTAGTTTCAGTTCGCCAAACGCAAAAGTACAAGCAAACGAAACATAAAATCTTAAACCTTCTAGTATGTTTACATTGACCATTGCAAGATACAACTGACGTTTAACTTCTTTAATATCCCCAACACCTTTAACAAAATAATTTTGAGCTATTTCAGAAAAGCTATCATAATTTTTTGTTACTGAAATTGCTCTCTTAATAATTTCTTCATCATCAAGGATTGTGTCAAACACTTCACTTGGATCAGGATAAACATTTTTAATAATGTGTGTATATGAACGTGAATGAATTGTTTCAAAAAAGTCCCATGTAATAATACAACCTTCAAGTTCTGGATTTGATACATAAGGTAAAAAACTTAGACATGGTCCACGTCCTTGAACTGAGTCAAGCAGAGTTTGATATTTTAAATTTGCTGTAAAAATATGTTTTTGTTCAGTACGAAAGTTTTGATAATCTGCTCTATCTTTTTGTAATGAAACTTCTTCTGGTCTCCAAAAATAGCCCAACATTGTTTGATTAAGTTTATCCAGTGCAGGATACTTAAAAACATCATATCTTTGTACATTTTGATCTTCGCCAAAAAACATTGGCTCTTTTGTAAAATCAATATCATTTCTATTGAATACAGTCTTTGTCATTTTATTTCTTTATCTCTCTATCTCTATATAGTACATGCTTCACAATTAGCTTCGTCTTCAATGTCAGCTAATATTTTTCCTTCTTGTTCGAATGTAGGAAACTCTTCTGCCGCATTTTGTATAGGCGGTGTTTCAATTTCAGCTGGATCAGTTTTAAAATCATATGTGTTTTGATAGTAACTAGTTTTCCATCCTAATTTATATGTTGTAAGAAGATCTTTAAACATAACACTTGTTGGAATTTCATTATTTTCATACTGAGTTGGATTATAACTCCAATTACCACTAATTGCTTGATCAAAAAACTTCTGCATGACAGCAATTATATTAATATATCCTTCATTACCAGGCATGTCCCATAACAAAGTATAAAAATTCTTTAACTGACTGTATTGTGGAACAATCTGTTTTAAAGGACCTTTTTTACTTTTCTTAATACTCAAATATGCTCTTGGCGGTTCAATTCCGTTTGTTGAGTTACTAACAACTGAAGAACTTTCTGATGGCATTTGTGCTGACAATGTAGAATGTCTCATCCCATTTTGTTTAACTTCTTTTCTTAATTTTTCCCAATTTAATTTTAATTTTGTATTGCATACACCATCAAGATCTTTTTTATAATGATCAATTGGTAAAAGACCTTGTGCATATTTTGTTCTTTCAAAATATTCGCATTGTCCTTTTTCTTTTGCAAGATCAACTGATGCTTTTATCAAGTAGTACTGAAATGCTTCAGTTAACTCATGCACTAATTTTAAAGCACTTTTATCACTGTATAACACTTGGTTTTTAGCAAGATAATGTGCTAACCCTATATAACCAATACCTAAACTTCTACGTGCCTTTGTACTAATCTCAGCCGCTTTAACTGGATATTTTTGATAATCAATAATTTCATCTAATGCTCTTACCGCCAACTCACAAAGTTCCTCAAGTTCACTAAGCTCTTTAACTAATCCAACATTTATTGCAGATAAAATACATAATGCTATTTCACCATCGCCATCAATATGTTCAATTGGTGTTGTTGGTAACGTAATTTCTTGGCACAAATTTGACATACTAACTTTATCAACAAAAGAACTATGAGAGTTAGCATGATCTATATTCATGATGTAAATTCTACCAGTTTCGGCTCGTTCTTTTAAAAGATCTCCAAACAGTTCTTGTGCAGAAATAGTTTTTTTTGGAATTGATCTCTTACGCTCATAAGATGTATATAGTTCATCAAATTCTGGTGTACCAAATGCTTCATAAAGTCCAGGCACATCATGCGGTGAAAATAATGTAATATCTTCATTATTTAAAAATCTTTCATAAAATAATTTTGATAACTGAATTGAATAATCAAGTCTTCTTACTCTGTTATCTTCAGTACCTTTGTTGTTTTTTAGCACAAGAATATCTTTAATTTCTTGATGCCAAATTGGGAAATGAACTGTAGCACTACCACCACGTACACCATTTTGTGTACAACATCTCACTGTTGCTTCAAACTTTTTAAGGAAAGGGATAACACCTGTGTGTGCTACTTCTCCGCCTCTGATTTTTGCATTGATACCTCTAATTCTACTTGCATTGATGCCAATTCCGGCTCGTTGTGCAATATATCTACCAATTGCCATATCACTACTAAAGATACTCGGTAATGTATCATTTACATCAACAAGAACACAACTTGCAAACTGTCTCATTGGTGTTCTAACACCGGCCATAACAGGTGTTGGTATATTAATTTTAAATTCAGAAACTGCATTGTAATATCGTTTAATATATTTTAATCTTGTGTCTTTTGGATAATCAGCAAACAGTGTTGCCGCAATCATCATATACATGTATTGTGGAGTTTCAAATACTGCACCCGATGATCTATCTTGCACAAGATATTTGTCAACAATTTGTCGTAATCCAGCATAAGTAAAATTAAGATCTCTATTGTGCTTTATATAAGAATCTAATTTATTCCATTCGTCATCATTATATTTTTCTAAAATTAATCTATCATACACACCTCTTTCAATGTTTCTAGCAACAACAAATCTTAAAGGAGTGTGTGCATCTGTTGGTGTAAATTTTCCAAACACATGCTTCTGCAGACTATAAAGCAAAAGTCTTGCCGCAACATATTGATAATTTGGTGCTTCTAAACTTATTAAGTCATTTGCAGACTTAATTAAAATTTCTTGAATTTCATTTGTAGTCATACCGTCTGTAAATTGTAATCCAGAATTCATTTCAACTTCAGATGAACTAACACCAGTAAGACCTTCGCATGCCGCTTCAGTCATTTTTTGTACTTTACTAATATTGAGTAACTCTTTGTGCCCGTCTCTTTTTATAATATATAAATCGTTGTTCTTATTCATTTTTGCTCCAAGAATGAAGGTATTGTCTTATATTTACCTCATTTTATTATATTTTATGACATCAAGAGTAGATTTGTCAATCTCTCTTTTAGAAATATTTAATTTTTTTATCAGGAAGTTAACCAACGTTTTAATACATAAGACATAGACGCATCGTAAGTTGTATCCGTATTAGTATAAGATAATTTAATATCTGTACCCGAAATACTTGGTGTTGAAAATGCAACTGCTGATGTGTCATTGGTTTCAATTCTGTCGTCCATGTATTCAACGTTTGCACCGTCAGATATAATCTTTATTGTTCCTACGGCGTAAGCATTGTTAATCTTTAAAGAATAATCAACAATGATTGTATTTTCTGATGTGACATCATATGTAAAAACTGTGGAAGAAGTGTTAGCAGATAAAGTAGATTTAATTAGTCCATTTTGTCCAATGTACTGATCTGTTTCTAACACTGGTTTTGAATCTTGTGTAAAAATTTTAATATTACTTGCAACTGACGTTTGTGACGTTCCAAGTGCCTTGTTTAAAAATTTAGATAATAGTATAGCCTGTGTAGGTGAATCTGTTTCTACTAATAATGTGCCCGGTACTGTTAATTTGCTTGAAGCATATCCAAGATCGGATATAGTTCCTCTAATATTAAGATTAGCATTATCATTTGCAGATGCAATTTCAGTTAATCCACTTAAAGTAGTTGCTGATGTTGATTGTGTCCCTGACCCGATATCAACAAATCCAGTTCCTGTTGTTAGGTCTATGTACAATGCATTATTTGATAAATCTTGATTTGTCTCAACTCCTAGTCCTGAACTTGAAACTGAAGAAACAATTTCATTTACCGTCCAAGGTGTTACTACAATTTTGCTGTTTGCTTCTGGTATTGCTGTTGAAACAAATGTTACTATAAAATCAGACCCTGCTACTGATACTGTGTAGTTTGAACTAGGTATTGTTGTTGGACTGTTATTAAGATCAAACTTTGTAACAGTGATATCATCTGGGTCAACTGGTGTGCTTTTACCTGTTGGTAATGTTAAAGCAACATTGCTGTTTAATACAGTTGAAATTGCATTTATACCATCACCTAAAAAACTTTGTGTTCCAGCAAGAGTAAACATGACAAGTCTTGTATCAATTAAAGATTGTGTTTGTACTTCAGCATTTAAAAAACTATCCACTTGTACCATTCGGTTTTTTGAATCCTGTGATCCAGCACCAATAAACAGTTCTCTAGTGTCAGTGGCTAACCCAATTTCGCCTTCAGCAAGAGGTTGTGGAAGATTTTCTCTATTTCCTCTTCTGTTTTTTAATCTTACATACGTTGTTGTCATCTTTAATATCCTAAAAACTATACTGTTATTTAGTTTGTTTTATAGTATTGCTCTACTTTATCAAGCCACTGATCAGTATATTTTTTAAATTCTTCGCCTTCCACTATAAATTCCTGGTATTCTCCTGAG